CGCTTGAAATCAAGCCAGAATCGGAAACACGCGAACGAGAAGTCGGCGACGACAAACTTGCTGCGAAGAATCGCAAGGACTGCGGAGAAACCTTGGGGCGGCATAGTGACCTAGCGAAGTCGTTAGGCATCGTTGCCGACTACTCGGAACTGGGACTTGTGAATCAGGGACGGTACTAACGGCAAGGTCATGGCGATTCCTATTTTTTGCGAGTGATGCGATGCCACGCGGCGACAACACCGAAAAAGACCCGAGCTATCTACCTACACCAGAGGAGATTCGACGCGGCTGCCAGCGGGCACGTATCGCGGCATTGAGAAAGAAACGGTCAGTAAACAATAAGCCGTTTGAGGCTGCTGGCGAGTATCGTTTCAAGGCATCTGCCGGCGACAGCAAGCGGTGGAACGGACGCGGGTGCGGACGGTGAGCGAAGGCGAAGAAAAACAGGAACCGACGCCAGAAACCTCCGGGGGTCAGGGGCTAAGTATCGGCAAAACTAGAGCGGATATGGTGCTGGCACGCACTGCAATCCGTAGACGCTACCCGATGGGACCGAGAACGCGGCGAGAGATTGTGACGGTTGCTAGGGGGATGCTGGCAGGTTCGGACAGTGACCGCGAACGACTAGCGGCAATGAAGGTTTTGCTCGAAGCCGACAAGATGAACATGGCCCAAGAGGAACGGGACGCACCGACCGTAAAGACAATCCAGCATGAGCACACAGGAACACTTACCATCGCCAGCATTCGCCAACAGCTTATTCGGGACCAAGGGCTTATTGACGGACTCTGCGCTCAGCAATTTGGCGGCCACGATAACCCCGGCGTCATTAGCGGTCCGAGCGAGTCGGGGCCGCTGGCTGCCAGCGAGACACCTGCAAGTGGTGAATCGGGCACTAGTGGAACTGGCGACGGGGCAGATAGACCGGCTGATGGTGAACATGCCACCGAGGCACGGGAAGAGTGAACTGTGTAGCCGTTGGTTTCCATCGTGGTTCTTGGGGACATTTCCCGACAAACGAGTGATTCTGACGAGCTATGTGGCGAGTGGAGCGGCGAAGTGGGGTGGACGGTGCCGGGACATCTTGAACGAGTTTGGGCCAGCGATGTTTGACGTGGATGTATCGGGATCGACTTCGGCCAAAGACCGTTGGGAAATCAACGGGCACGCTGGCGGGATGCTGACGGCTGGCGTCGGAGGTCCGATTACGGGCGAAGGTGCTGACATCCTGATTATCGACGATCCCGTTAAAAACGACGAGGAAGCCATCAGCCCGGTCATCCAGGACAAACATTGGGAGTGGTGGCAAAGTACCGCCGAAAGCCGCTTGGAGCCGGGAGCGGGCGTGCTGTGCATTATGACTCGATGGCATGAAAACGACTTGGCGGGGCGATTATTAAAGCAAGCTGCCGAGACGGGCGAGAACTGGAAAGTGTTGAATATGCCAGCGATTGCCGAGAGTGATGAATTCATCGACGGAAAGCTGTTTCGTAATGATGGTGCGGCATTGTGGCCGGAACGCTGGCCGCTGACGGCACTGGAACGCAAACGACGCAATAGCGACCTGTATTGGTGGCTTTCGCTTTACCAGCAGCGACCCGCCAACTACGGACGCAGCGAGTGGCCTGCCGAATACTTTGGCGACCATATTTGGTATCAGGGCGATTGGCCGACGCGACCGAGCGAGTATTCCTATCGCTACATGGCACTGGACCCGTCCAAGGGCAAGGACGCCAAAAAAGGCGATTACTCGGCACTAATCATGCTGGGCGTGCGAGGCGGAAAACTGTACGTCGATGCCAAGGTGGCCCGGATGCCGGTATCGCAGATCGTGGACGTGGGCTTGAACTGTGCCTACGACTTCGCACCGCACGGATTCGGCATCGAGGGGAACGCTTGGCAAGAGCTAATAGCGGCCGACTTCATTCGCACGCAACAGGCTCGCAACTCCGCACCGTTGCCTATCTTTACCATCGACAACCGGGTCAACAAGATGCTGCGCATTCAGCGTCTCGGACCGTACTTGATGAACAAGCAAATCGTGTTTCGCAACACGCCCGATTGCAAGCTATTGGTTCAACAATTGAAAGACTTCCCGCTCGGACAGCATGACGACGGACCAGACGCCTTAGAAATGGCGATTCGCCTGTTGAACGAAGCTACCGGGTCAGTATCCGAACGTGTCGCTGGCCGTGTGGCCTAAAGGATTACGAACATGGGACGACGAAAGAAACAAAAGCAACTGTCGGAAAGCCTACACGCTCGGCTCGAGGAGGCATTGACCGACTTCACAGATAACTACGTCGATCCGACCGGAGCCTATCGAGACGACGACGGCGAGCAATGGATTCCGATTCAGGGCGGCACGAAGGGAACGCGATTCTCTACCTGGATTTATGGATTTCAGGACGAGTCGCAGCTATTCACCGCTCAGGCGGAATGCCGCAATCTCATGTTTCTCAACGAGTTCGCCCTGAACGCCCACGAGAACCGTACGAGCTACATCGTCGGACCAGGGCACAAGTACAAGATAGGCTGGATCAAGGGCAAGGAAGGCTCGGACGCTACGCTCGAAGCCGTGAAGGAGTGGCACGATGAATTGCTCAAGGAAAACGACTGGCAGTGTCGGCAGCAAGAAATTGTGAAACGCCGCGACCGAGACGGCGAGGTGTTTATTCGGCTGTTCTTCGATGCGGACGGCATGACCCGCATTCGATTCATCGACACGATGACTGTGTGCCAGCCCAAGGAATACAACCTCGACAATAACACGTTTGGCGTCGAGACGGACCCGGAAGATATCGAGACGGTAACAGGCTACTGGGTGGATGGCGAGCGAATCGACGCGACAGAGATTCAACACCGCAAGTCGAACGTCGATAATAGCGTCAAGCGTGGAATCCCGCTGATGTACCCGGTTCGCAAGAACCTGCGACGTGCCGAGAAGCTGCTGCGCAACATGAGCGTGGTGGCACAGATTCAGGCTGCCATTGCAATCATTCGCAAGCACGGTACATCGAGCAGCGGAACGGTTCAATCGTGGCAGACGGGGCGTGCCGATGTGTCGATCCAGAACAATGTCACAGGCAAAACGAGCAACTTCAATCAGTACGGGCCTGGGTCGGTACTCGATTCGTCCGGTGCCATCGAGTACGAGTTCCCATCGGTCGGCATCAACGCCTCGAACATGGTGGGCGTGCTGCAAGCCGAGTTGCGAGCCATTGCCAGCCGATTGGTGATTCCCGAATTCATGCTCACCAGCGATGCCAGCAACGCGAACTATTCGTCGACGATGGTATCCGAGGGGCCAGCGGTCAAGAAGTTCGAGCGTGAGCAGTCTGAGCAAATCGAGGCGGATTGCAAGCTGTTCTTGCAAGCGATGGACTGGGCGATTGCGAAGGGTAAGGTTCCCGAAGCGGCACGCGGCACAATCAAGATATCAGCCGAACCGCCCAGCTTGCTAACACGCGACCTATTGCAAGAGGCCCAGGCAAATCAGATCAAGGTGACTGCCGGGGTGCTGTCGATTCAGACGTGGTGCCAGCAGGACGGACTCGACTATGAAGAACAGCAAGAGAACCGCAAAGAGCACAAGGAAAACTTCGGTGATTTGGAACCGGTTGACCCGAACGCGGCGAAGCTGGAGTTGGCGAAGCAACCGGGACAATCCGCTGTCGATCTAGCTAACGAAGCGGTGCAAGCTCACTGGGGTAAGGATTTCGGGGAGGCGGTTTGATGGTCACGACGGTTGATTCTGTCTTGCCAACCATTTACGGCAAGGATGACCTAAAGAAAGTGCTTCGGAACCTGAAGAAGCTTTCGGATGAAGATCAGCCAGAAGGGCGCAAAAAGGTTAGCGCCACGCTCGCTTGGAGGATTGCGAGTAGCCTCATGCTGCACAATGTTGACGCCATGTTTATCGACGAATCACCTTCGCCGATTGGATTCAATGCCTGATATCGCCAACCGCACACAGATCGAAGATTCGCTAAGCGAAGTCATCGCCAAGCTGCTTGCGCGTCAGCGTCGTGAGTTTCTTCCAGCGGTTGAAGCCGCACCACCAGAAGAAACAGACCGACGTTACGGAGCCGTCTGGCTGCCACGCTGGCGACGTTTGGCCGAAGTGCTGACGATTGGACTGGCTATCCCGCTGGTGGACATCCACCGTATCGGTAGACGTGGTTTGGACAAGTCTCTCGGGTTGGGACTGGACTCGGATTACGGGGACTCATTAAGCATGCAGTGGGGCGTGGCACGGGCTAAGGCGGCTGCCGACTTAATCACCGCCAACACGCGGAAGATGTTCGAAGCGGCAAACGCGAAAGACCTGCCGAGCGACGTGACCCGCACTGAGATTCTACGTGCTGCGACTGACCGGGTGTTCTCGAAAGACCGTGCCGACAATATCGCGATTACTGAGACTACCAACGCCCATTCGGCAGGCGAGTTCGCGGCACGCGATATGTCGAACCAAAAGGGCAGTGGACCGTCGATCTTCGCACACTGGCAGACGGCTGAAGATGACAAGGTGTGCCCGATTTGCTTGCCGCTGAACGATCAGCCTGAATACCTGTGGGTGCCGAAGTTTCCGAACGGACCACCGGCACATAACCGCTGTCGCTGTTTTCTAGATTGGCGGGAATGAACCCCACAACCCTATTCGCACAGTGCGATTCCATCGCCGTGAAGGAGTTGCTTCGCTACCACATTTGCGACCAGTTCACGCGCATCGGCAGACGGCTAGCGTGGGCCGATACGGCGTTCGAAGCACTGATGCGACCGATTGAATACGAGCACGCGGCGAGGCGATATCAGGGCATTGCTGAATACCATGCGCAGCGTGAGATGTTGACATGGCCGAGCTAACCAGCAAGCAATTCCGCGAACTAATGAACGCCAAGGCTAAGGGCGACCGGGAACGTGCCTTGCGCCTCTTCAACCAGCACGAGCCACAGACCGAGGCGAAGGCCAATGCACGCAAGGCTAGGAAGCGAAAGCGTAAATGATTCAGGCTGTTTCTCAGTGCCAGCACGTCTATCGCGTGCAGCGAACCACGACTCGAGGTAATCGTCGCGTGCAGTACGCCTATTGCGCCAAGTGCGGGCACGCACGCAAGAACGTGATTATTCTCCCGGCGACGGAGTTTCGGGTTCACTTCTGGATGACGCGACCAGCTTTCTTGGCTGGATAACGATCCGCATTGGGCTGGTGGGATCGGCTCTCTCTTGAAAGCACTCGACGTAATCAATCTCTACGTCTCCCATCGACTCAATCGCACGAGTGATTAGGTCAATCGCACACTGGCGGTCATACACCATAGTGCTGAGCGCCATGAAGTTTCGTGTGTCACTCGTAAACTTAGAGAAGTCTGAATCCATTTCAGCCATTGAAATACCCGTTCTAGATTGGAACGCACTTCGCTCACCTCACTGCCCACTAATCATATCCTTAGGGCATGAAGTGCGAAACGCTTGTAGAGGCATTCGGTGACAGTGGAACCACGCTCACGGTGAATCGTGAGTCGGGCGTCATTTCCGGCGTCAAGATTCTTGGCCTGGAGTCGCTGAACGGTCGCAGCTATCTGCCGGAAGCGGCACGTAACGCGGTCAGCCTCTACGAGGGTGCGAAGGTCAACGTCGACCATCCGGCTCGGGGCAAAGAACGCGAACCGCGTAGCTACGAAGCCCGCATCGGCGACTTTCGCAATGTGCAGTACCTCGAAGGTAAGGGACTGTACGGCAACTTCCACTTCAACCCAAAACACGCACTCGCTGAACAGCTTGCTTGGGATGCCGAGCACGCACCGCACCGACTAGGCATGAGCCATGTGGTCGAAGCCAAGACTTCGCAGCGTGGTGGAAAAACCGTTGTCGAGTCGATCAGCCGAGTGCAGTCGGTCGACCTAGTTGCAGATCCCGCCACTACGAGCGGTTTGTTTGAATCAATCCAAAACGAGGAACCGGCTATGAGCCTGACGCTGGAATCGCTGGAAAAAGACCACCCGGAATTGCTCGAAGCCTATCAAGCCAAGCTCTCCAAGAGCGAAGCAGCCAAGGCTCGCGATGCGGAATTCAAGGCATTGCAAGAGCAAGTCGCGGCTTTCGAGGCGAAGGAAGCCGCAGCCGCACTCGAAACGGAAATCGACGAATTGCTCGAAGGTGCCGGTGTGACCGGTAACGACAAGCTACGGGCATCGTTGCGGAAGATTTCTGACGCCGACAGCCGCAAGGCGTTGGTCGAGTCGATCCAAGAGCAGATCAGCGAATCCCGCAAACCCAGCGGAAAACCACGCTCGAAAGAGCAAACCAAGTTCGATGGCGAACCACTCACGACCGAGGCTGTTGTCTCTCGGCTGTACCGCTAACACACGCCGCACTTCTCAAGGGAGATATGAGCGATGACGAAGCTAGTTGACATGCCAGAAGCCTTGAAGGGCCGGCGAACATTCGGATTCTTCGATGATTTCGAGTGGATGATTACCGTTCACCGCTGGACTTCCACGCTGACCGACTCCGGTACGGCGACTGTCGCCAACGGCATCGGTGGCATTCTGCCGCTGGTCGCTTCCGATGGTTCGGTTGCTGATAACGACGAAGCCTACATCGGGACGAGCAACGCCCCGTTTACCTTCGCGGCCAACAAGCCGGCCGTATGCGAAGCTTCGGTTCAGTTCACCGAAGCCAACACAGACGACGCCAATATCATCTTCGGTTTTGCGAGTTCATCGGCTGCCAACCTGTTGCTGGATGACGGTGGCGGACCACCGGCGAGCTACACGGGACTTGTCTTGTACAAGGTCGACGGCGGAACGACCTGGCAGGCGGAATCGAGCGTCGGGGCAACCCAGACCTCGGGCGCTGCGGTTTATACCCCGGCTGCGATCACGGCGGCTGGCGGCATCACCGCTGGCGGTGCGAGCTACCAAACGCTGCGGATCGAGTACGAGCCGTACTCGTCCACCAAGGCCAAGGTCAACTTCTTCGTTGATGGCGTCCTGCTGGCTTCGCACGATTACACGTACACCTCGGCGGCCGCTTGCAAGCTGGTCGCTGGCGTGAAGAACGGCGGCGCCAACCTGGAAACGCTCAACGTCGACTACATGGCCGGTTACATGCTTCGCTAACCATTAACGAAAAAACCCGCCCTCGCTTGCAGGCGAGAGCGGGCCTTACC